AATGACAGAAGAATTAATTAGTAATGCCGCGGACAAATTAAAGGATGAATTTGAGATTGCAAAGATTAAAAATCACGTGAGTTGGAAACAACTAGCTAAGGAATATGGAACGGCAACAGCGCAAGTAAGTCGAGCAATTAGTGGTGATAACAGTCCTAAATCAAAAAGAATTCGTAAGTGGTTATATGTACGACTAAATATGAAGGAGGCTTAGGACATGGAACTACAAGTACTGGGGAAAGAAAGAATCGGTAAGTATGAATTTACCGGAATCGAAGGTGGGTTTGGTGAAGGTAAAAAAGCAATGACCGTTAAGGACATTTCGAAAATCCACAGCCAACCACTTGGTGAAATTAATCGTCGAATTAATGACAACCGTAGACGATTCAAAGACGGGGTCGACATTATTGATCTGAAATCCGTTATGGGTCTGAGCCATAACGAATTCGGATTTACACAAAACTCTTGGAACAGATTGGTAAATGCTTATGTTCTTTCTGAACGTGGCTACAGCAAACTGCTAAAGATCCTCGAAGATGATACTGCTTGGGACATCTACGACGAATTGGTTGATAACTACTTCAACATGCGTCAGGCAATCCACGAGAACCAGCCGGCATTGCTTGAAGGTAAGCATCTTGAATTGATGCAACAACGTGCTAATACGGCACAGGCAAACGTTCTGTTGAAGATTGCTAAAGCAACCAAGTCAGATTCAGCCCGTGAACGTCTTTATGCCAAAGCAGCTGAATCAGTTACTGGTGAAATGACAATTCCGGTAATGAAGCAAAAAGAATACACGGCCACTGAAATTGGCGACAAACTAGGCATCAAGGCTAACATGGTTGGACGCATTGCTAACAAGTTAGGGCTTAAAGCTGAACAACCTGAGCAGAACGAATATGGCCGTTGGTCGAACAGCAAGTCGCAGTACAGCAACAAAGAAGTTGCACAGTGGCTGTACTTCGAAAAGGGGTACCAAGCGATCAAAAAGGAGGTAGCTTAATGCAATTTGAAAGTGTACGTGAAACATTGGAATTCCTGTTCGATATTAACAGTAAATCCAGCGCAGTAACGAACCAAGATAATCAGCCTGCATCGGTTGATGATATGAAAGAACTAAACATGGAAGCACTAGCTAATGTAGCTGATCTGCTAGGCATGAGTGATCTTTATTTAAACGATTAGAGGTGAATCGCATGGCAACAAGTGAACGCAGGCCAGATGATCAATTCCCGATGATTATGAGCAGAACTGAACTAAATGAATACTTAGGTCGCAAGGGCAATGTGATTGACTTCTACATTGATCAAATGGGCTTGAGTAACGCAATGATTAAGTTGGAAGGCCGAGACACGGTGTTTGTACGACCGAAAGTATACAAGTGGTTGTGTGAAGTCGGAGCATAGAAAGGAGTTGGCAATATGGCAGCACAAATTGGATTTGTAATTGTAGTTGGTTTGATTGGTGGTTTCATTGGTTGGCACGCAAGTAAGGGTGATTTATTTGATTAAGGAATGCATGGTTATTGATCCGTTTATGGTAGCTAAAGCAAACATTTAAGAGGTGGTAACTGTGGAAACTGATTTTACATTAAAAAATGTGAACCAAATTTTAGGAATCAAAGAATCATTTAAAGCACCGGATCGACTGATGGAAATTCTATTTGATCCAAAGGAACGTTTAAGAGTATTTCGGGACTTTTTAGAATTGTCCACGGATGTAAGCTTCGACTGGTTTCACCAATATTTTCAGGAAGAACAAGCAGAACGAAAAACCAATAAACAGGACTTCACCCCGATGGAAGTAACACAGATCATGAACCGTCTTGCTACGTTAGATAAGAAAGATCAGCATTCATACTTTGAGACTGCGGCTGGAACGGGCGGACTGCTAATCACTCGCTGGAATGAAGACTGTCTGAAAGAAACACCACTCACATATATGCCACACGAACATGAGTATTTCGTTGAAGAACTAAGCGACCGAGCTATTCCGTTTCTACTGTTCAACATTGCAATTAGAGGGATGAACGCAATCGTGTTTCATGGAGATTCATTAGAACGAACGTGCCACGGAGTGTTTTACTTGCAGAACGATGATGATAGTCCAATTGGGTTCAGCAACATCAACATCATGCCACGCAATCAAACGGTGAAACATGAATTCAATATTCACAAATGGGTTGGTGAACCTTATCCAGATCATATTGAATCGGACTCACAGAAATGGGCAGAAAACGTTGACCGAAACATGATGTTGAAACGGAAATGGGGTGAGATATTTGACCGAAGTTCCAATGCAGCCAGCAAATGAACTAGGAGGGACAACGAGTGATCACTAAGAATTATTGGCTCATGAAAACAGCCTGCATAACAAAAAAGACCGACCTAAGCTGCAACTTAGATCGGTCCAAAATCAAAAAAACGTTCACACGAATACTAACACGGAAAGGAAAATAGAGCAATGGAATTAGTTAAAGCACGTGAAATGAAACGTCGCATTTACGCACATGACCACTTGTTGACTGACACGTTATGGGTTGACGGTGATCCTGAATCATTGGAGTACAAGAACTGCGCTCAAGCGTTCAAGAATCGTGAAAAGATGACAGCCGAGTTCAACCGCTTAATGGGGTGGAGTTATGAATCAGGATATTAACTGGGACGCCACTACTGAACAACAGGATGACTTGAATATGGAGAATCAATACTTTGGACCATATACGAGGGAGGAAAATGAATGACACCAGTAGTGTTCGATGGTTTCGCAGAAACCAAAAAGAACCTAGAAAATAAACTAGCGCCATACAAATCACTTATCATTTCAGACGTTAAAAACGTTAAGAAAACACGAGCTAGTTTGCATAAATTAGCTAAGCAAGTCAACGATCGCAAGAAAGAATTGAAACGTCCGTACGTTGATGCAACTAAGCCGATGGAAGATCAGGCTAAAGAACTGATTGCACTGATTGACACGGTTGTGAAGCCTATTAATGATCAGATCAAGGCGATTGAATCAGAAGAACGCCAGCAACGTATCGATCGCTTGAAAGCCTTAATTGCTGATATGGCGTTCAGCTACCACATTGACCCATATCAGGTCGATATCAAACCAAAATGGGCTAACAAATCAATTGGCGATTTGGAACTCAAACGCCAGATTGCAGAGGAATTGTCTTTGATGGTCAAATATGGCAAAGGCGTGTTACCTGATGGTATCAATCGTGTTAACGGTGGATTAGTAAGCGATGATGGCGAAATGGTGCAGAAACGCTTGTTGACGTTGTATGTGACTAATGAGCAGTTGATGACCATCTTAAGTGATCTTAATGTTGCGGAAATACCGTATGAACAGGTAGGTGGTACGAATTGAAATTCAGTGAAAGCGGGACGCTGCCACTATTCCCAAATATGTATTTCATTTACGGCGATGGTGGTACCGGTAAAACTAGTTTGTTTAAGCAGTTTAAGGGTAAGAAACTGTTGTTTAGCTTCGATATGTCCACTAACGTCATTAAGCCAGAAGACGATACAGATGTGATGACGTTGGAACCAGGCGACGAAGTAACACTACAAGGCAAATTACCTGGACTGCTTCAACGATCAATTAAATCAGGTAAGTACCAAGCAATCGCATTAGACAATGTTTCATCGTTGCAGAACTATGTGTTAGAGAACATCGATGACGCTTCGAAAGATGGCCGTCAAAACTATCAAAAATTGCAACTGTGGTTCAGACAACTTGGAGCGATGCTTCGTGACAGTGGAATAACAATCTATGCCACTGCACATCAAGTTGATAGTGGTACTGCTGATCTAGGCGGTAAGGGGCAATTTAAGCCGGACATGAACGATAAGACGTTCAACGCGTTTACAGGTTCATTTGATCTAGTAGGACGTATCTACAAGCATGATGGTCAGCGAATGATTGATTTAGACCCAGAACAAGGCAATCACGCTAAGAATCGCATTGATGAACGAACTTTAATTAAAGCAAGTGAGTTATTGGAATCAGAACCAGAAACTGAAAGCAAACCAGAAAAGGAAGGTACTAAGTAATGTCAAAATCTATCACGGTTGATCCGTATAACGTTAATAAAGCTCGCAACTTTGTAGAAGAAGCAGGTAATTACAATGTTGAACTTGAAAATGTCCATTACAAATCTAAAAACAGCAAAGGAAACGAAATGATTACCTTTGACGCAAAAGTGATTGATGGCGACTATCAAGGATCATCAATTAAGTACAATAACCTCTCTTGGAATGAAGAGACCAAGGAGAAGCAGGATGCATCAATCAAACGATTTAATTCAATGGCGATTGCATTGGGAGCAAGTAAAGACGCACAGGTTACTATCGAGCAAATCGCTAAGGGCATGGCTGGTAAAAAAATCAACATTTATGCAGATTGGGAAGATCCTAATGATAAGGGAATTTCATATTTGAAAGCACGACAATATTTTCTGCTGGATCCAGAAGGTAGTAAGCCAAACGGTAAAAAAGCACCTTCGCAAGATGACAAAGCTAATACATCAAAGTCCACGAAGACTTCAAATGGTAATGGTGATCCGTTCAAGGCCGCACTTGGTGAGACAATTGACATTTCAGATGATGATCTTCCATTCTAGGTGATCGCATGGAAAAGCTAACTTATAGACAAGTCAAGAAGCGATTGGAGCATGAACTAAATATGCCAATCGATCTGCTAAACAAAGGTTATCCAATTACGGAAGACGAGTACAAAGAAATTAAAAAAGAATTTGAACGCAAGATCGATGTGTGGAAAGCAAACATGGCACTTGATCAATTGCCGTTCTGAAAGTGGGGTGATTTAGTTGAACAGTCAAGGATGGGTGAAATTGTACCGATCATTACTTGATGACCCTGTCTGGCTGTTATCGACGCCAGAACAGAAAGTGGTACTGATCACTCTACTAACAATGGCAAATCATTCGAGTAAACAGTGGGAATGGTTGGGTGAGAAATTTGAGGTTTTACCTGGTCAATTTATTACTTCGATTGATTCGATTAAATCAAAAGCGGGCAAGAATATATCATCTCAAAATGTAAGGACTTCTCTAAAACGATTTGAAAAATTGGGATTTCTAACAAACAAATCAACAAAGACAGGGCGCCTTATAACCGTTGTTAACTGGGCGTTTTACCAAGATGAAAATTCTGACCTAACAAAGCAAGTAACAAAGACCTCACAAAGAGCTAACAAAGACCTAACACCTAACAAGAATGATAAGAATGATAAAGAAGAAAACACTACATCATCTGACAATAATGGTGCGTCAAAAGTCGAACAGAATTTTGAACTGCTTTGGAAGTTGTATCCACGAAAAGAAGGCAAGGACGTTGCGAGAAAAGCATACAAACGTGCCATCAAGAATGGAGCTACAAACAAAGAAATACAAAACGGCATAGTTGCTTATCGAAAACTTGTTGCCAGTGAGGGACGTGATAAGCAATACATCCGTCAAGGTGGTACGTGGTTCAACCAGAAAGGATGGGAAGACGAATACCAGACTGAAATTCCGGTAGATACATCTGAACCACAGGATGATGGTGTGCATCTGTCAGCGGATCAAGTTAAAGAAAAAGCACGACGTCAGCGTGAAGAGTTTGACCGTAAGTATCTTGCTGAACATCCAAAAGAGTTTGAAGGTGAAGAAAATCAATAGCGAGGAAATTGAACGACAGGTTATAACGGTATTACTTCATGAACCACAACTACTAGATACAGTGAACATCAACACGGAATGGTTTGTGGATCATAACTATCGAAGTGTGGTCGAGGCCATCAACGAATTAGACACTGAGCATTACAGCTTGCTGAACATCTGGGGCAAGGCGTCCTACCTGAATCCGCAGTTTGGATTGAACTATGACGACCTAAGCTCCTTGAACCGCCTGTTTGTCACTGGACACACGTTGCCGCAGATTGTGAGTGAACTTCGCAAACAAGCACTGACTCGAAAAGTGAAAGAGGCCGCCAGTGAGTATCAACGATTGCCAGTGTCGGACAACGCAGAAGCACTGTACGAATCGCTGAACAACTTGATCAACACAGAGGATACAACCGCGGACGGAAGTCTTGACGATGCGATGAATCAATTGGACTACCGGCTGAACCACCAGGTGGAAAAAGGAATCAAGACATTTGATCTGTTAGACGACATTGTGGGTGGTGGATTGTATGGCTCAATGCTGTTCACCATTGGTGCTCGGCCTAGCGTTGGTAAAACGGCATTCAGCGTCAACCTAGCCTACGAAGCATTGCAGCAGGATTCAAAACTAGAGGTCGATTACTTCACACTGGAAATGGGTAAGGCTGAAATGCTTAATCGGTTCATCTCACGACATACTGGCATCATGTCACAGTCATTACGAGACCCGGCCAGTTCATTGAGTGACATTCAGAAGAGTGTGGTTCGTTCCGCAATCAAGTGGTTGAAGGATCATAAACTCAATGTATACGACACCACACCAATGCTTGATCAGATTGTGCAGACGATCAAAAAGAACGCCGCTAAGTGCAAGACCAATAAGTATCTGGCAATTGTAGACTATATCGGTTTAATTTCGGTACAAGGAATTGATGAACAACGACCAAAGCTGGAGAAAGTGACACGTGAGTTGAAGATGCTCACGAATGATCTACACATTCCGATCGTGGCACTTGCTCAACTCAGCCGTGGAATTGAGTCGCGCAACAACAAGACACCATTGCTAAGTGATCTACGTGATTCCGGTTCGATTGAACAGGATAGCAATGTGGTTGCGTTCCTGCACAAACCTTATGCCGACAACGTCAGTGCTGAACAACTGCTGATTCAAAAGAACCGGGAAGGCGATCTAGGTAAGATCGACTTTTACTTCGATGGATCCGAAATGTTGTTCAAGGAGATCAAGCAAACATGATGGCGTATATGGATTACAACCAATACAAAGAAATTATGAACTACTACGGTTATCCAGAATCTGGTGCGGTCAAAGTCTATCTGAACCGTGCAGCACACTATAACCGTATGAAAAAACAAATGCTGAAATCACTGGATACAAAGTCATCTGAGACGATTCAGAGGTTCGTGGATCATTATGAACAAAGACGAATTGAAACCGTCTGGGAAGCTATCTGGGTAGCAGAATCGGAACATAAACAACGGTGGCGTTACTTGGAAGATTTGAATGATTTTCTGATGATTCTCAAGGCTAAATATGACGGTGATATCAGCAAACAAAACGATGAAGAAAAAATACAAATCGAATTAGCGCAACTATATCGATCATTGAATGAGGAACAACAGAAAGGTGAGTGGAGAGATTGATGGAGCCGAAAGAATTAGGACTGAAATTGATTGATGCAATCAGTGTTAGCGTAAATGAATTGTCGAATAAAGTTAATTGCTTAAATTCGTTGGGGTATAAAGTCGATATATCGACAATCTTCAAAAAAGAGGTTAGTTCATTTTTGGGGCAAGACGTTATTGAAGCCGAGTACACGTTGTTAATCTACAAGGAACAGCCAAATGAATAGCCCAACAGCGTTAAACAAGCGTGGCAAGAAAATTCACAAATATGGTGAGGATTGGGATAGTCAGAAAGAACTAGACTTCTACGAACGTTTCATCATGAACAAATGGCCGCACGAACTAGTTAAGATACATCTCAAATTTGAACTAGTTAAAGGCCGTGACATTGGACTCGCTCGTATCTACGGAGTGAGCTATACGCCTGACATCGTCATATTGGACCCTGACGGCTCGTTTAAGCACGTTTACGACGTTAAGAATAGTTTTACCCCATACGGTATTGATACGGCTAATAAGCTATATTTTAGGCTATTTGCAATGAAGTATCGCATACCAGTAGAAGCAGTTGTAATCCGTGCTCACAATTTCAAGTCGGTGGCAATCGGAGTGACTAAGCAATTGCGAACCACGAAAGATGGAAAAGCACCATACCCAATTGTTAGAACTGATCCAAATTATGATTGGATTGAAGCAACAAATTATTGATTGAAATTTAATTGAGAAAAAAGGGAACCGTTGAACCACAAGGAATACAGTGGTTTAGTGATTTACTCGGAAAATAGAAATTGAGGTGTGATTTATGGCAGTAACGCCAAGATCAGAAGCAGAAACAATCTTAAGTTATGATTACGAAATGGATCAATGGCACTATTATTCAGATGTTCCGAAGCACAATCGCAAGTGGGACAAAGCAGTAGTTCCAACACGACGAGTAGTTGAGGATAACGGAACAATCTCATTACTTGAAGGAACCATTGATGGTGGCGTATCTGTTCGGAAGCGGCAGAACTTCACCGATGAGCAACGACAAGCAGCAGCAGATAGGCTCAGACAGCACAGAATCAATTCTAAGGCTGTGAGCGCCAATAACAAAGTAGAAAATGAGACGTTAAATACTAATTAGGTATAAGTAGACCTAAAACAAAATCAAGCTTTTAAAACGCCTATTACAGGCTTATAAATCAAACATAAAATTTGGAGGAATTTATCATGACAGAATTAAAAGACAACAGTATTGAAGTTCAAGCCGTTTTAACGGATGTTCATCCAACTAAACAGGGCGTCACAAAAGTAAACTTTGAAGTTGACACTGAATTGCTAGATGGCCGTTTTGATGAGTTAACACGATCACTCGATAGCATTATCGGGATTAAGATTACGCCCAATCAAATAGAACTAAACGTCGATGGCTCAGATGGTCAAGTTGATTTGTTAGAGGAAGACGATGACGAAAATTAATATGGAGGCTTTACGGAAGCTGGAAAGTGAATATCCTGAATTAAGAGGATTGCCACGAAATGATCCACGCTTAGTTGCAATACGTGAGCCGCTTGAACTTGATGAAATTGTGAGCCGCCAACGACCAAATACAATAAAAATTAACAAGATAATTGATCAATATTTGCAATTAGCAGTTAAGAACGGTTGGCCTAAAGCAGAGATGCTTTATTGGCTAAATAAATCGGGGCCGTTGCGTACACATTTGACTAATTCACAAGTTGAAATGCGGCAATCATATACTGGCGTGAAACTAAAAACAAATGTGATTAAATTTGATCACAACGATCAAGAACACGTTGATCGAATCATCTTGGATAAGAAAGCACATGGAAAGTCGTTCGATCAGATTGCAATGATAATTAATGATCTAGGATATGGCACGTTTGTCGATGCACCGTACGTTAATCATCGGTACCGTAAGCTGATACCGAAATCATCATACAAAAGCGTTCCGGAATTGACCGACGAGGAAAAGCGAAACGTCGATGTACAGATCGAGGTAGCTATGAAAACTGAAATGAGCATTGGTAACTTAGTTCAGTATTTGAACGGTTTGTCTAAGATTAAGCATGAAGTCACACGTGATGTAGTAGCTAAACGTGCTAAACGTATGCATATTAAACTGGAGGGTATGTGATGGCAATTAGACCAAATTACTACAAGGATGAGAACGGACATGACCTGTTTTGGAAGATGGAACACGGTATGTATGACCTAGCTTGGTCAATTGGGTTCTGCCACATTAATGCTGAAAAATATGAGCGTCGTAAGGGCCGTAAGACGGCCATAGGTATTAATGATGAGTGCAAGGCGCAAACATACCGTGATGAGGAAGAGCGATTAAAACAGTTGCATCGTGAGGGAGTGATTTAAATGACTAAATACATTAAAACCGCTGTAACCGAGTTTGAGCAGTTCGATGGCTCAGATGAAATGATTGGCAAATATGATATTGATCCCGAACAAATCGGTGAAGGGATGCCGATGTATCAGTTAGAAACACTAAAGGGAACGATACAAATTTTCATTGGTGATTGGATTGCAACAGGTGTTGAAGGTGAACATTGGCCAGTTAAAGACGAGATTTTTAAGAAAACATATAAGAAGTTGCCGGTGATTCCAAAAGTGTTAGCAAAGTGGATTGAAGCATGTAAGCGGGCAGGCACTCCATTGCTGATGATGCTTGATGACACGCTTTCCGTTGAAGACCTCACACAAGACGATACCGATCAAATTGAAGACTGGATGGACGCACACACAGATAATGAGGTTTCAAACATAATTTCCCGTGCATGGCTAGATGGTTACGAGGTAGCAGAGATTGAAGTTATGGGGGTGTAATAGATGAAATTATACGTTGTTGATCGTGATGATAGTGGATGTGACATGGTGGATTATGGAATATCGGGTATTTTTTCGACAAGGGAAAAAGCAACTGATTTTATTAGAAAAATTTCTAATAAAGATGAAGAATACCATTATGACATTACAGAAACAGATTTAGACAATCCGGGTCGAGAAATGTTCGGCCTTAGTGTATTTATGACAGAATAAATGATTAAAGTTTATCATAAAACGGGCACTATCAAGGCCGAACAATTTAACGGAAGCGACGAGATGATTAGCAAGTATAACATTAAGTTTGATGATCTACCTGTTTAAAACTAAGTTTAGGAGTTGATTTAGATGAAAGTTAGAATCACAACAGTTGATGACGACCAAGGCTGGTTAGATGCCGCCGGAATAAATTATAAAGTAAACAAGATTGTAGAAATGACCAGAGCTGAGTTTGACCAATTGAATGCCTATGCCAATAGCGTTAACAATGAAGTTTGCGGGCCAGCAATCAGCGTAGAAGATGTGACCGCATCACAAAAAAATGATGCCGAAGCAATTGAGATAATGAAACGTTTTGATAATAAAAGTTAAATTTACGGAGGTGACTGACGATGAGCAATGAGACGAAGTGGGACGGAGAATGAGTAAACATTTCGAAGAAATGAGCCAACTGGAGCGGATTGATAAAAAAATGAAATTCAAGATTGTGGGCCGCAATGGCGAAACCGTAATCAAGGAATTCAGCTCTCAGTACGAAGCAGATTTATACTGCGATCGTCTCAACTATGAGCGGTTGGAACGCCTTGGCTTGATTGAGCATCTTAATATACCAGCAATCGAATTTGAGTAGGAGGCGGAGAAATGAAACGAGAGATTAAGTTCAGAGCGTGGGATAAGGTGCACGAGTGTTACTTGTATGACGTACAGGGAGCATATGACACGCTGAGCGGATGTGTTAAGTATGAAAATGGTGAGAGTGCTGATTATGACGAAGAGTGCTTTGACGGATTCTTGAATAATGATCAGTATGTTGTCGAACAGTACACTGGATTGAAAGATGTTAATGGCAATAAGATTTTTGAAGGCGATATTGTTCATGGTTATGACCAAGAGCCTGATAGAGATGATGGCTATATTGGCAGTAGCATGACAGATGTTGTCAATTTTAAGTATGGAGCATTCTGGATAGGGGATAGTTGGTATAAAGTGATGGTAATGACCCCACCCATTATTGAAGTTATTGGCAACGTGCACAAAAACCCGGAACTATTTGAGGTAGACGAATGAAACAATTAATTAAAGACCTAGAAACTGAGGATTCCGAATTGAAAGTAAGAATTGAAAGATTGAAGAAATTCTATAACAAGGTGGCGAATGAATACAATACGATTGGCCATGTAACGTCAGTCTCAGACGATCAGTGCACATTATTTCTCGGTATGCAGTTGAACGCTATGGAGGACTACGAATACTATCTAAGCGAGCGAATTAAGAATTTGAAGCTGTATGATGACTGAATTAGAGAAAAAGAAAGCTGATTGCCCATATTGCCATAGTGATGGTAGTCGATTTGATAATGAAAGCCTATGGGGTAGCAAAGTAATTCAAGGTATTAATGATTTTGATGTAATGGTTATCGATTTGAGCAAATGTCAATTGGTAAGCACTGACGCATTGCACGCATTTCCAATCAATTATTGCCCGATGTGTAATAGAAAGTTAGGTGAAGATGAATGAAGCACGGACACAAACGATCAGCAATCAAGAAAAAGAAGCGGCGTATGGTGCAACATGCAAAGGAACATGCTAAGACCACGCTAGACGTGCAGAGTTTACGACCGTATAAAATTGGGGGCTATGGTAATGCCAGACGAGAAACGACGTATTGAAAGCTGTATGCAAGTAAGCGGTTATCAAGGTTATGCGGTCCATTTTGATAATTCATCTGCGGACGAATATGTTTATCATGTTTGTTGGAGCGATGGTAAAAAATATCTAATTAACGTAGACCGATTCACGGTTGATGAGATTGGAGTAGATCATGTGGGAGAAGATTAAAACGGCCATTATTGGCATTATTGGGTATGGGATTGTGATCGGCTGCATTGGAATCTTCATCTACCTGATTTGGTTTCACACCACATGGGTGATCAATTTCATATATGGACACTAAAAAACGCCCATAAATGGACGCCTCTCTAATTACTCAACACACTAATTATATCATAGGGGATGGCGATAGTGATGGCGTTAAACGGATCAAGATATGAGTGGTTGAACGACTATTTGCAACTTAAACAGGACATCAGCTATCTCAAATGGAATATAAATAAAACGGGAATCGAAGCGAGTCGGTGGACAAACGGTGATCTGGCAAATATGCACGTTATGGGTAAGAATTCGAGACCGGCTAAACTGTCAGCTGAATTAGATCGACTACATGCTGAACTCAAATGGCGTGAACAAGCTGCTAAGGACTTGAAAGAGTTAGTAGATTGCTTCGATGGTATCGAGGAACAGATACTACGTAAGAAGTACATTGAGGGACAGACACTTGAAGATATTGCTGAGGAGTTGAATTATTCAACTAGCTATGTTCGACAGAAACATGCTGAATTACACCGAAGATTAGACTTTATTGATAAATTCGCTGACACAACCGTTGAGTAGACGTATCATATTGGTGCGTCTATTTTTATTGGGAGTGATTAATGAGTGATGAAAAAAATCAGATTGAATATTTGGACATTTATAAAAAAGCATGGTGAACTAATTGCATTTCTGTTTTTGATAATATTGATTTCAAGTGTTGTTTGGAGTGATGTAAATGACATAAATGGGTTTGGAAAGAAAATTTGGCATCTCAGATTCTTTAATCATTTTTTTGTTGATGGATATAACAAATTTAACTGGATTGGCATTACATCCGCTTTAGCAATTATTTCATTAACTTTTAACGCTTGGGATCGCCGCCGACAATTTAATGCTGACTTAAAATCAAAAAGTCGTATAAAATGGATGGCAGAGGTTAGACCCATAATTGCACGCTTTGTGGAAGAAGTTTCAAGTTATATGTACTTATACAACTGTTTTGCAGTAGGTAACCAAAGCAACTTGAATTCCAAATTAACAGAAACTATGAGCAATTTAAAAAAAGACTATTTTCTCATAAAGTTATACATTCCATCGGAATCCAATGAAAAAGTCCTCAATAAGCTTGAATTGTTGTACGGAGAGCTAGGTTATATTTCGAAATATTATGATTATGGGTTAAAAAGTGGAAAGGTTCACCCACTAGATGCCAGGCAACCAAGACAAGCTTATGAAATTATCGTTGATAAGTACATTTCAAAATTAATGAATGAGGCTGTTGAGGATGCACAGGAATATTTCAAGGACGAATGGGATCGTGCAAAGCAAGGTAAATAATGTTCGATTTATGTACACTAATGGACTGAATGTTTTTATTGCAATCAGCGTGTTATCTTAATAGCATAGTAATTTATCAAGAGCCGTCATAGTTAATTCTATGGCGGTTTTATTATGTCGTCAGCTAGGGAGTGAGGAACATTTGGATATCAAGACAGACACACATGCTCATCGTGCAGAGTTCTATAACTCAGTTGAGTGGCGACAGTTGAGAGATTGGGTGATGGCAAGAGATAACTATGAATGTCAGATGTGTAAGACTGAAGGACGTGTTACTACTCAAGCAGACAGTGTGCTTGAGGTTGACCATATAAAGGAGCTAGAGTTTCACCCTGAGTTAGCACTTGACCCAGACAACTTACGAACATTATGCAAGGACTGCCATAACAAACGGCATCATCGAATGAATTATGCAGTACATAAACATACTAAGAAGAAGCCTAACAAGTGGGCAAAGGATGAAAGGTGGGATTGACATGGATCAGGATAGAATGATGATGGCACGTCTAATCAAAGCAACAACTCAAGGTGGTGCAGAGATAGTAGTTGGTATGTACCATAACATGCCTGATATAATCGTTGATGGTGAACGAGTAGGCATATGTTCATACAGCTATCAGTACGTTACTAACGATGAGCAACCCGGCATTAACATGCTAACTGCAACTGTTGTTATGAATGATAGGAGACCTCACGTATTGCTCATTGACTTCAACCAACACACAGCACGAATAGATTAAGGAGTAAGGCAATGCAAGAGATACTTATCTATATAGTAATGAAGAAGTCGCATGGCTTAGTCATGTCTGATAAGGCATTCGATTCATTTGATAAGGCCAAACGTTACGCTAGAACAGGTAACATGGATTTGGACAATGAATCTGAATTCTATGTTGAAAAATGCTTTCTCAGACAAAATCAAAAATAATTTTCAAAATTTTATCCCCCCCGGGTCAAAAAAATTCAGCAAAAAATTTGAAATGGGAACCGGTGGGTAGGACTCGACTGCGGAAAAATGACACCTAAAAATACTGAAAGGGGGTGGTTGGATTGACAATCTCAAATATTGAGCGTTTTTTAAAGGAAGATAGTGACGAAGAAAATTATATTTTACAAGAAAAAATATCACGCTATTTGAATCTTCGCAAAATATACAGGAAGCTTGATGACACATTGAAAGCTGATGGCATGGTGATTGTGGTAGAAAATGGATCGCAGAAATACGTAAAATTAAATCCTGCAATTTCCGAAAAGCAAAAGCTTAATATTCAATTGCTGGACTTGGAAAAAGTAATCTATTCTGCCATAAACACATCAAAAAAATCACATCCTAAACCGCCCCCTAAGGGAGAGAAGGGTGGTCTGATATGATTCATCAAAAGTATGTAGATGATTATATAAATGCCTATGAGAACGGCAATATCATGTTGAATAATGAGCGAATCATGTTAGTGAACTATTTGAAGAAATATGTGCTCTCAAACGACGATCTTTACTTTAACGAAGAACGGATTGATGATGCTATCAAGTTCACGGAAAAATGGTTTTTTCCGATGGCACAATATCAAAAATTTCTCTACGCGTTCATTTTTCTTTATGACTCGAACACTTCAGACGTTTACTATGACGAACATCTCTGGATAGTTGGTCGTGGTGCAGGCAAAAACGGAATGATCAGTGCACTTAGCTCCTACTTCATTAGTCCGTTAAACAATATCCCCGGCTATAATGGTTCCATTGTTGCGAACTCTGAGGATCAAGCGAAGACGTCAGTCACCGAAATTTATAATACGGTGCAGGCACACAGCGAAGGATTAAGTGTTTTTAATGCTAATAAGTCAAAAATTGAAGTTTCTCAAACAGGATCAACTGTGACTTATCAAACGTCAAATGGTAACACAAAAGACGGTCTACGAGATGGTTTCGACGTATTCGATGAAGTTCATATGTATCCTGATGATTCGGGCGTTCAAGTATATGAATCTGGACTTGGTAAGGTGCCTGAATCCAGACAGTTTGAAATTGGATCAGATGGTTATGTTAGAGACGGGTATTTAGATGGCAAGAAAGATATTGCATTACAGACTATGCGGGGAGAATTGCCTCCAGATACGATCTTTCCATTTTGGTGCAAACTAAATAGTGAAGATGAAGTGGATGATATGGACAAGTGGCAGATGGCAAATCCTATGTTGGTTAAGCCACTTACTCCGTACGGCAAAACGTTATTTCGAAAGATAAAAAAGCAATACATTAAAATGCAGTCACAACCGAGTGGACGTGAAGAGTTCATGACTAAAAGAATGGATTTACCGCTGGTTGACCCTGAAAAGTCCGTGGCACCATATGAACAAATTAAAGCTACGAATAAACCAATTCCATATGACAAATTGGTCGGGCGTGAGGCAATCGGATCAATCGATTTTGCCAGTATTCGGGACTTTACTGCCTGCGGATTAACTTTTAAATTTCAAGACTCACAGTATTTTATTGGACATCAGTTTGCGCGTAAAGGATTTGTAGATAAGTATTATGGATATTCTGCTGATCCAGAGAATCGTCCACGGAATGCACCACCAATCGGTCAATGGTCACAGGATGGATTAATTACAATACTAGACGAAAACACAATTGATCCACAAAAGGCTGTCGATTGGTTCATTAAGCAACGTGAAAAGTATGACATCAGAAAAGTAGTAATGGATAACTTCCGGGCAGATTTGCTTCGGAAGTTTTTTGAAGACGCAAATTTCGAAGTTGTTGTCATCAGAAATCCAACCGCTATTGATGGATTGTTAGCACCGAGAATCGAAAATGGTTTTGCTGCATCAACATATATTTGGGGTGACGATCCTATTCTTCGATGGAATGCTCAGAACGTTTTGGTGACCGTGGATGCACACGGAAACAAGAAATATGGGAAAAAAGAGGAAATTCGACGGAAGACGGATGGTTTTAAAGCATTTGAATACGGGCAATACTTAGTGGATGAGTTACCCGATACTGATGCTGGCGAACAACTGGATATGCTATTTGATGTTGAGTTTTAAGGAGGTGAAAAAAGTGCATGTCAATCTTTACTGATATCAAGAGCTTGTTAACTAAACGTGATGATACGAAATTTATGTATGACATAAATTACATGGATGAATCTGGTAACAAAGTGTATGCAAAAAGAATGGCACTGGATAAAGTCATCAACTTTGTTGCCAGGGCAGCGAGTACTACAGAATTTAAAGTCATGGATGGTTTTGATGTTGCAACTGACACGCTATCAAAGAAGTGGAATTACAAGTTAAATGTTAGGCCGAATACTGATTCATCAGCTGCGGATTTTTGGCAAAAGTTAGTTTACACGTTAATTAAAGATAACGAAGTCCTGGTGATTGCCAATAAGACAGGCGATCTATTAGTGGCTGATAGCTATGTTCGTCATGAGTCTGCAAATTATCCGGATATTTTTGATGGTGTGACAGTTAAGAATTATACGTTTCAACGCTCATTCAACATGGACGAGGTTTGGTTCATGACATATAACAATCATGAACTTGAACGTTTTACGGATGGGTTGTGGTCAGACTATGGTCGTTTATTTGAACGTCTGATCGAGATCAATTTACGTAATAACCAAATTCGAGGAACTGTTAAAGCAAACATGACAAGTGGAGCACAGGATTCGAATGCAAAAAAACTTCAGTCATATATCAACAAACTATTCCAATCATTCGAAAAGAATAGTGTGGCAATTGTGCCAATTACACGTGATTTCGAATATAACGAAGTGTCAGGAACTGTCGGAGAAAAGAATCAATCGGTGGCGGAAATTCAATCATTAATTGATTCATATACTGATGATATTGCAAATATTATTGGTGTGCCACCGGCCTTGATACACGGTCAAATGGCGGAGGTTGATCAAAATAACAAAGCTTTCATTACTTACTGTTATCAGCCACTGATTAAAAAAATACGTGATGAGTTAAATGCCAAAATTTTTTATCAAGCTGACTATGACTCCGGTATGCACGTTAAACCAGTTGGATTAGATCAGAAGGATATTTATCAGTTTTCAGAAAATATTGATAAATTAATTTCGTCCGGCACACTCAATAATAACGATGTGCGTCGCGACTTCAATCTACCTCCACGAGAGGGTGGGGATGAATATGTAATTACTAAGAATTATACAACGAAAGGTGGTGATAATAATGACGCAGATTAATGTTAAAGGTCCCATCATTAACGATGGTGATAAATGGTTCTACAACATGTTCAAAATGCCAGCTACTTCTCCTGATGATATCAATAATGCATTGCCAGAGGATGGTACAGATGTTGATATTGTGATTAATTCTGGTGGCGGACTGATTGATGCTGGAAGTGAGATTTATACGGCACTTCGTAGTTATTCAGGAAAAATCAATGTAAGTATTGTCGGAATGGCAGCAAGTGCTGCCAGTGTAATCGCAATGGCAGGGGACCATGTAACAATGTCTCCAACAGCACAAATGATGATTCACAATGTTCAGTCTAGTGTTTACGGAGACTCACAAATTCATCAAAAAGAATCTGAGGTCCTAGATACATTTAATAAGAGCATTGCAGCACCGTATGTAGCAAAAACCGGTAAGTCTCAAGAAGAAATCTTGAATGTGATGAAGGAGACAACTTGGTTAAACGCTGAAAAAGCTAAAGAGCAGGGTTTTGTTGATGAGATTATGTTTGAGGATTCCAACCCTGAATTAGAACTCACAGCTTCTTTTGAATCAGGACTCGTATCGCATGAAGCAATTGAACAGGCTCGGACAGCATTATTAGATGAATCAAATAATCAAACTAGTGAAGCTACTTCTATGACAGCAATCACAGATGACGATATTAAGCGTATTGCCAATATTGTTCAAAGCAATTTAACAAACGCGGTAAAACCCAAAACTAAGCAAGCGGTGAAATTTAATCCGTTTGCTTTTTAATTAAAGAAAAGAGGAATACAAAATGCCAATGACACTAAATACGGAAAAATTTTCTAACTTCGCTGCTAAACGAACAGTATACGCTGATGCAGTAAAAGAAGGCGTGGATTCGGACAAGCAGGCAAGTGCTTTTGCTGAAATGATGGATGCGTTAAGTTCAGATTCCATTGCTGAAATTACTAACCAAGTCCAAGAAAAAGCAGACGAGATGTTCAGTGCTCGTACTGTTGATCCTAAGATTACCAATGAAGAAGTTAAGTTCTTTAATGAATTAGCTTCTGGAGACTTTACACATAAAGAGAGTGAAGAAGTAACGTTGCCAGAAACGACGATTGATCAAATCTTCCAGGATTTAACTACTGATCATCCGTTTCTACAAGCTATTCATTTGCAAACAACCGGACTTCGCCTGAAATTCTTGAAATCAGATGCTAAGGGAGTTGCTGTTTGGGGAAAAGTGTTTGACGGAATCAAAGGTCAATTAACTGCTTCATTCAGTGACGAGAAGGCAGACCAATCTAAACTGACAGCATTCGTGGCTATTCCAAACGATGTGTTAGAGTTCGGTGCTCCTTGGATTAAAACGTTTGTTACTACACAAATTACAGAAGCATTTGCTGTAGCTGCTGAATTAGCATTCGTTACTGGTGATGGGAACAGTCAACCGATTGGATTGAATCGCCAGGTTCAAAAAGATGTAACAGTAACAGGTGGTGTTTATCCTGAAAAAGAATCGGTTGGAACTATTACTCTTGCAGATAACACAACTGCTAAGCGTGAATTAGGTGCGATTGTTAAGGCCTTATCTAAGAAGGAAAATGGTAAGGCTTATGCTGCGCGAGGCAAAGTAACACTGCTAGTTTCTCCGGGTATCTCTGTTGATTTGGAAACGGCCATGACTATGCAAAATGTAAACGGTCAATGGGTGCTAGCCTATCCATTCGGAATTAACGTTGTTGAATCAGAGGCTGTTCCGGATAGTAAGTTAATCGCGTTTGTAGCTGATCGATATGATGCATACTGTGCTGGCGGCATTAATATTAAGACGTTTGATCAAACATTGGCTTTGGAAGATGGTACCTTGTACACAGCAAAGCAGTTCTTTTATGGCAAAGCAGAAGACAACAATTCAGCATTTGTATATGATTTGGATCTATCGGCTTCAGGCACAAAGACTGATGTCCCAAAAGCGTAGCCCCGAAGGTCGGTGAAGCCGTAGTAGGGGAATCTAGTTTAGATAAATAGAAAGGAGTAAATTATGTATCGAGTAATTCGACAGTTTAGAGATGGCAATATTAATGCAGAAGGACATATTTACAATATCGGGGATGTGTACCCTTTTGAAAAATACGTGGGTGCTACTACCAAAGCACGTATTGAAGAACTCACAAAGGATGAAGGACCTAATGAATCATTCGATGGACCGGTAATTATCGAAACAGATGAGTAGGTGATTGCATGGCTGATTTAAAAAATGCCGAATTGGTTGAGGAACTCAAGGGTAGGCTTCATATCTTCCATAGTATGCAAGACGGTGTTTTTGATGATTGGATCACTGCGTCTATCCAAGCAATTCAGGATCGGACCGGTTTTAAAACCGCTGATGATCCGCGCTTTAAGGAACTAGTAATGGAGAGATGCCGATATATCTACAATGACTCATTAGAGTTCTTTGACGAGAACTTTCAGAGTAGTTTACTGTCATTGTCTGTCTCTGCATATACCATAGAAGAAAGTGAGGATGACGATGAGCAGACCAACATTTGAGTACACACCGCCTAACATTAAGACTGGACAGTTTAATGTCCCAGTCCATTTTTATACTCAAAATTCAAACAATGGTCCGGAACCAGGTGCTGTACCAGGAGAAGAACTGTTTCACTGTTTGGCACTTGTGTACGATCCGAGTGTAAAAGATCAAGCTATCTTGGACTCTCATCAGTCTTCACAAGGACTGACTATCAAAATTCCTGATCCGTTAGGTGAATATGTGCCATCCAATAAGCATGTCGTAAAAGTGCAAGATTATCGTAATTTGATGAGTGATGGGGATTATCAACTGTGGAATGTGCTAGAGATCGCACCGGATTATGAAGATAACCGTGTAATTAAAATCATTTTAGGACGTGATGATGTATGAGTGTGAATATAAAAGGAATGGACGAAGTTCTTGCCAATATGGAAAAAAAGTTAGGCTCTCGTGCAATTGCACATAATTCAAACACAGCTCTAACTGTTGCTGGATGGTATATGTCAAGCAAATTAAAATCTGCCGTTAGTAGTTATCGTGACACTGGCGCAACCGTTGACGAAGTTACTGTTGGGAAGCCCAGATCAAAAGGCGGTATGCGGACCATCAGCGTAGGCTGGGATGGTGGTGGTTCAAAGCAACGCTATCGTTTAGTTCATTTAAACGAGTTTGGTTATACTAGGTTTGGGCGCTCTTATAGCCCGCGGGGGATGGGGAAGGTTCAAAATGCGTTTGATAGCGCAAAGCAGCCTATGAAAGATATCGAAAAAAAGACATTGGAGAAGTTATTATGATTCAAGACATGTTAACCAACATTTATGATCAGCTAACTAAAAATACCGTGATTCAAAAAAATGTTGGTAACCACATTAAGTTCTATGATTATTCTGAATCGAACAATGACGAATATCCAAGAATCATCATTAAGCCTTTACGACCACCACAAAAACAAACGGGTGGAAGTGATCAAGGATTAACAGTCAACTTTAGTATTCAAATTGATGTTCAGGGTACCGACAGAAAAATATGCAAAGAAACGCAAGCAGCCATTCAACAGGAAATGGGTGCTTTTAATTTTGCTCAATTATCGGATGGCCTTGATGAGTATTTTCCAGAAACAAATTTATTTGTCGATGCAAGAAGGTATGAAGGTAATACAAAACTTTATGACACAAACTATTAACAGAAAAGAGGAAAAATTATGTTAGTTGGATTTAAACGAGCAATTGCTGTCCCTTACGTTGGTGATGGTACATCTGGGGCACCAATCATTGTCGAAGGTAAACAAGATAAAGGTGCAACTACCACTGCTGAAATTTCAGGATTATCAAAAGAAGCAACAAAAGTAGCTGGATCAGATATCACTTATTATATTTCTCGAAAAGGGGTGGGAGATGTTTCGGCTGAGCTTGGCTTGTTAGATTTACCTGAATCAGAAGCAGATATTTTACTGGGATATCGTGGTCAAGACGATGAGACGGACGGAATTTCCTATATCGGGAATAATACTGAAGCCCCATATTGTGCATTATTGCTTGAATCTACAACAAACGATGGCCAAGCACTTTTAGGATTTTATAAAGGCGTGTTCTCCCGTGAAAAAATTTCGTTTGAAACGTTAGATCCATCAGAGACATTTAAACCAGAAGCTGATAGTTGGACTTTTAGTGCAATGGCTTCCGATAAAGGCGATGAAACTAGTGGACAATATGTTGGTAAATATTTTGGTTCTACACAAGAAACAATTGATAAATTAAAGGCTCAACTTGGAATTACCACCCCAAAACAGTAGCCCCGAAAGTCGGAACTGCGCTAGTAGGGGATGCAACGTTATCTGAAACACAACACTAGAATAAATAGGAGGATTTTTATTATGGCTTTTAACCCAATTATATGGAAAGACGGCGACACAATTACCGCCGATAAACTAAACGGAATGGTATTCAATTTTAGTGATACTGATATCGAAACTGGTGCAGCATTAACGCAACCGGAAGGCACCTTAGTGTTAGATGTTAAGGGCGATTTATACCAGTCTCAAGCCGGTAAGGCAGTATTATTAGGATCATTTGTAGGTCCTAAGGGAGATGCTGGTGATCCTGGCAAAGCTGGTAGTGATGCTAAGCAGATTAAGGCAGGAACATTGAATGAAGACAAAAGTGGGGTTCTTACAGGAGCAACACTTACATTTACAGATGACACTACTTTGGAACTTACGATCAACAAAGCCACTGCATAGATTAATATCTAAGTCGCCTAAGAAATGCACAATACCGTATGGGGCGGCTATTTTAAATAAATTGGAGGAATACAAATGTCAGAACCAGTATCGATTGACCTCATGATTGATGGAAAGCTCGAACATATTGAAGAAACATTCATCCCATTTCGTAAGCATATTGAGATGCTAGAAATGAATAAAAAAATTGAGGAACAAAAAGTACTTGAGTCAGATTGGTTGTTAGAAAAGGCGTCTTTTATTGCAAGTTTGTTTAGAGACGAACGCGTGACAAAAGATGCCATTTTAGATGGATTGCCGGCCGATGCAGCGGATGAAAAAATGGAAGAAATTATCGCACAAATGCTAGGTGTAGACCCAAACGGCTTCACGGAGATTCCGACAGCGTAGTCTCCGATACTAATGATGCAATTCAAGGTTCTTATGATTTAATTCGATCAGTTGTTGAAGTCTTTCCAGGTTTCAACATCAATGATGTTCTAGATACAGACTATGGTGCCTTGATAAAAACGATTAACGCTAAAACTACTCGCAATAATTCACGGTCTAAAGAGGATGGCACACAGCAACGAGTAGTTCCACTCGAAGAATTCATCCAGTCATTCTAGAAAGGAGGAGATAACATATGCCAGAACCACTTGGACAAATGGTCATTGAATTGGGACTTGATAGCTCTGCGTTTGGTAAAGGATTAACGGGAGCTAAGCAACAAGTTAAATATTCAATGGCAGCAATGAAATCTAGTCTATCGGTCATGTCCGCTAGTGGTAAACAATTAGACTTATTACAAGCTAAACAACGTGGCTTGAGCAACGTTATGACTGCTCAACAACGAGTTGTTCAGAGCCTTAAAAAATCATATGATGATTCGTTCGTGAATGGTAAAGCTACTGCGGCCACTGGTCGTTTGGCAACACAGCTGCAAAACGCGAACGCTAAATTAGGGTCATTCAGAACCCAATTGGCAAATAATGCGGCGGCAATCGCCAAAGCTCGTGTTGAAACAACTGGATGGACAGGTGCACTGAACAAAGTAAGCTCCGGGGCTACTGCTACCGGGCAAAAGCTATCAGCCATGGGATCGACTATGACTACTCGTGTGTCTGCTCCAATCGTGGCTGGATTAGGATTAGCGGCTAGAGCAGCCATTAACTTTGATTCGCAAATTTCTGCAATGGGTCCGTTATTGACTAATGGAGGCGCGGTTACTGCTAAGTATCGTGCACAATTAGATCAATTAGCATCAAGTTCCAAGAAATGGTCACAACAGTATGGAATTTCAACCACCGAAGTCAACAACGCAATGTCTGAGATGATTAAACGTGGTTTCTCTACCAAACAAGTCATGGGTTCCATGCCGGCAGTTTTAGATGCATCAAAGGCATCTGGTGAAGAACTGGGTACGGTTATGCAAGCTACGGCTTCGATCGTTGAACAATTTGGACTAAAAACAAATTCTGTCAAAGGGACTATGAAAAACACACAAATGGTTACTGATTCGCTAACCTATGCGGCTAATGCAACGGCAGCTGGGTTTGGTGATATGTCAGAAGCCATGAGTTATGTTGGTCCCGTTGCTAATGGGCTTGGCCTAAGCGTTCAAGAAACAGCCGCGGCAATTGGTGAGTTGAGTAATAAAGGTATCGAAGGTGAGAAGGCTGGTACTAATCTTCGGGGCATGTTGACTTCATTAGTTAAGCCAACTAAGCAAAACCAAGAGGCGTTCACATCGATGGGGATTAGTGCTAAACGCCTTCAAGAAGATTCTCATAACTTGCCACAATTAATTGATGATATTACGAAGGGAACCAGTGGTTGGTCTAAAGCAGAACGTGGAAAAGCATTAGCACAAGCCTTTGGGCGTGAAAATCAAGCAGCAGCTAACGCGCTTGTTGAAGCCGGGTCTGATAGTCTCCGTAAACTTACAAAAAATACGGAAGATGCCACTGGAGCTACTAAAAAGGTTGCCGACCAATTAAATGACACTAAAGCTAACCAGATTAAACGATTTGAATCTTCTCTCAATGTTTTAGGCGTTACGATTGGTGAAAAATTACTTCCGACGCTTACGCCATTAATTAAAGAGGCTACCGGCGTTGTTAACGCCTTTGCCAATATGGACAATGCTTCTCAACAATGGGTTATCCATATGGGTTTAATTGCCGCTGCTACTGGACCGACTATGAAACTCACAGGGGGGCTTAGTAAAGGCTTTGGATTTGTTGGCTCAAGTGTGGTCGGTGTTATCAGTAAGTACGAACAATGGCGTGCTAAATCAGCAGTATTGAATGGTTCAATGAAAGCCACTGAATCAGCTACCAACAATGTAACTGGTGGTATTAGTAAAACTGCAAGCGCCATGTCCACAGCAAATAGCACGATCACAAACGCCAAAGGTACTTGGGGATTACTAGGTAGAACATTCTTAACTACCGGCGGTCAAGCAGGTGTATTAGGGTCAGCGATTAGTCCACTTGGTGCAGCAATTATCGGTACTACGGCAGTTGTTGGCGCTGGCGCTGTAGCTTGGGAACTCTGGGGTAAAAAAGCATTCGAATCATCAGAACGTTCAGCACGTTGGGGATCTGATGTTGGTGCTACTGCTGATAAATCGTTGCAGAAATTTCAAAACTTCAGTAATAACTCATCTGCTGCTTTACAGAACTGGTCTACGAATGGTAAGACATCGGCTAATGAAGTAAAAGATTCGTTTTCTAATATGTTGAACCAAATTGAAAGTGACGCTGACCAGACTAACAAACACCTAGACAAAAGTTTAAGCGATCTTCCGCCTGCTGTAGCAGCAATTGTTAAGAAAGGCGTAGAAGCAACGAAAAAAGCCAATAAAGAAAGTGTTGCTGATGCAAAGAGTGCTGCAAAAGAAGCAGCTACTATTGTAAAAGCATCCGCATCTAATAAATACAAGCTTACTGCCGATCAAGGAATCATGATGCATAACTTAAATCAGCAAATGGCTGACGATGAGTTAAATATTCTAGGTGTTAGTGGTTCAAAAAAGGTTCAAGTAATGGCGGCCATAAATGGCAATGTCAAAAAAATGAGTCAGCAGCAATTGTCTAATACGCGTGCTACCTTAGCTCACTCGTTCAGTGATGAGAATAAGGAATATACAAAGCAGAAAAAAATTGTTCAGGATATGTATTCGAGCCATCAAATTAGTGCTAAAGAATATGGAACTGCTATGAAACAGCTCAAAGCACAACATACTGCCACCTCTGATAGTATCATCAAGGGACTTTATAATGTCATGAAAGCCCAAGGGATGACTGATACACAAATGAAGGGTGTATTCAACACCTGGGGAATTAGCTGGAAATCAGTAAAACAAGTCATGAATGATGCTGAACAGAGTGCAGCTAAGTCTAATAGCAAGTTAGTGAAAACTACTTCTGATATGAGCAAAGGTGTGAAAAAAGCGGCTAATGATTGGAATAATCTCATTTTTGATCCGAAAACTGGAAAAGTAAAAACTAATGCTCAAGAAGAAATCAACAAAGCAGTTACAAGCTCTAAAAAGTGGAAAGAGATTAAATTGCTTCAAAAGGAAGGTAAGTTATCGACTAACGCTCAGCAAATGGTTGCCAAAGCTTTAATTGAATCTGGCAAATGGAACAAAATGACTTGGAAAGAACAAAAGGCTTGGATCCAATCAAAAGGTGGCGAAGATTTAACTCGTCTCATGGAAAAGTCTGGACAGTGGAATAACCTAACTGTGAAACAACAAGAGGCCATTGTTTCAGCTCATGGACAAGGTGAATTACAATCTGCAATCGCAGACATGAATGTTTGGAATCAATTAACTCCTGGGGAGAAAAAAGCTGTTATTAAAGACGAGGCAACTCGTAATTTGGTCAATGCAATTTATAACACACAGGACTGGAACAATTTAACAGTTAGCCAGAAAGAAGCCATCATGCAGACTAAGGGTGGTGCTGACTTAATGTCGGTCATTACAACTACTGGCATTTTTAACAACATGAGTGTTAAAGAACAAGTAGCCACAATTAAGGATAATGCTACTGGCACTATGCAAGGCGCAAAATTATCTGTCACAACTTGGAACAGCATGCCCACAAGCGTTAAAAATGCGATTGTTGAAGATATGGCAAGTGGAAATATGAACGGTGCTTCAAATACTGTTCGCTCGTGGAACAGCTTACCAACTGCTTTAAAAAAAGCGGTAGGGCAAGATTTTGCGTCTGGAAATATTAACAAGGCACATAATACCTTAAGTTCATGGAATTCCATGCCAGCAGCATTGAAAAAAGCAGTTGCACAAGACTTAGCATCTGGTAATACTAGGCAAGCTATGGGAACTATTCAGTCTTGGAACAGAACACCTACATCAGTTAAAAAGGCCGTGGCTCACGATATGGCAAGTGGAAATATTCAGAAAGGAATTTCTGCTTTAAATTCATGGAATAGGATGGGCAATGTTGTACACACTATTACAACTATTTTTAAAAGCATTGGGCATGCAGCAAAAGAGGAAAAAGGTACTAACAATTTTCAGGGTGGATTGGCTATGGTCAATGATCAAATGGGAGCTACATTCCGTGAAGCTATTCAAGAACCCAACGGATTCACATACATTCCACAAGGTCGAAATGTTGTTTTACCTTTACAAAAACATTCCAAAGTTATTCCTGCTCATAAAACAGCTCGCATGTTTCCTGGTTTACCGCAATTTGCAAAGGGGTTGAATGTACCCGCTGACGCTGATATTGTTCAACGACCAAAGCAAGTTGTTCAGAATATTACTACTACTCAAAATGTGGGCCCAGCTAATTATGGTGATAATAGCTTGATGGCTAAAAAAATAAAAGAAGTAGCAGACAATGTTTCCGATTTGGTGGTTGCCATTAAGAAATTAAATTCAATGGAAGCAGTAGTAGCAATTGACAGTAATCCGTTGATTCGATTGTTAGCACCATTGATGACTAAGGAACAAGAAAAACTGCAAAATAGTAGTAACAGAATAAGAGGGATTAGATAATGTCTGAATTAAAAGTATGGTATGACGGTATCGAACTCACCCAATGGTTAAAAGTTACTATGGGTAAAGATGAAATGCTTTTGCCAGAGAGAATAGATGATGCTATTAGCCCTGGAAACAGATCTGGGTATGAATTGAGATCCGTAAAATTTGGTAAGCGAACAATTGAAATGCCGTTTATTATTTCAGGTGATCTACGGAATAAAATGGTCCAAATTGCACAACTTCTCCATACCACAGAAACAAAAAAATTAATTTTCAGTGATAGGCCTGATAGATATTATATGGCTATTCCAGAAGGAGAAATTGAACTCCCAGAAAAAGATGTGGTTGATTTAACCGGAACTATTAAATGGATTTGCTATGATCCCTATGCGTACAGCGTACGAGAAGATGAGTTCGACTTGGATTCAACCAAAGGACAATACACCGTTCAAAATGACTTCAATGGAAAAGTGATGGGGCAGACTTCAAAAGTCCCACACACGATCTATGCCAGCCAAGAACCAATTACAGTAGCAATGCAGCCACCTAGTGCCTACACCCAAGAAATCACAACTGATCTGTATAGCAAACTGGCATCGATTGATGGAACGTGTGCCACGATGGTTTCAAAGGTTAAACGAACGGCTGCAATTACACAGACGCTGTTTCCGTTGGCGACTGATTCACCTAAAACTGGGGCGCTCGATTATTTCCGGTTGAATGGTGACAACATTGAAATTGGTGGGTGGTTTGCATGGGATCAATATGCCACTCACCCATACAACTACATCATTATCACTGATGCTGATTGGCACAACGAGTATGGACGAGTAAAGGTTGATCTAACTGATCGTCCGGACGTGCACAACGTGTACCCTAATTATTCCAACGGTGGTCACTGTGGATTCTATGGTTCGATTCCGTACAAGAAGGGCATGGGGAACAAAGATCTACGAATTCATTTCAGATATTCAGACGCTGAAAATGGTGAAGGTAACTGGTGTAATTGCTCGTTTATTGCCAGTTCACAGGATTACTGGCAACAGCCAGCTCCCCACCTGTTAGTGAAGTTTGATTTAGTGAACGCCTATGAACAAGCCCAACCTGGTTATTGGGATAAGTACAAGGTGAATAGCCGACAGCAACAGCTTGAATGGTTGAAGAAGTACATTGTTAGTGCCCGATTCAGTGCAGTGATCAGTGGTTCAGGTGAGAGTGGGAACAATGCTCGCATTCAAGTCTGGGACCAGAATGACAGTTGGGTGGGGAGTACCAGTACCGCTTCACCTACACCGTCACTGGTCACAATTAGTTATGCCACTCCAACGGAGCTGTTCAACTATGCTTCAGCGGATGGCTATCTGTATTTCAATATCTTCCCGCAGTACGCCGTGAGTGGTGATACCGCTGATAGTGTCATCAATCTGGACTATTTTGGTGCTCAGATTGTAACTGATGCTCCGGAAGCGGAAGCGATGAACATAGTCAATGACGGCCCATTGCCAGTAGCTGCCCGTTTTGAAGTGACTAATCATGAGGACAATGGGTTCTTGGGCATCACAAGCAATGATCGAAGCGTCTTGATTGGTAATCCTAATGAGATTGACGGTGGAAAGGTCGAGAAGTCGGAAACATTGTTCACCGTTGATAAGGCGGCCACTGATTTATCACAGTTCAAAATTAATGGTGGTATCTCAGGTGCTGATGAAGACATCCGACAGGTTGGTTCGATCTTCATTGGTTCAAACCGCAGCAAATGGGCGCTGATGTGCTACCAACCATCAACGGGCTATGACTTCGGAGCTGCCACTTCAGGCACTGACCGGGGCTGGCATGGACCTTCAGTGCACCGAGACACTTGGGAAGATAGTGAAGGAACGACCGGTTCAGATAACTTTACCTGTGAAACCAAGATTGGGTTCGAAAGTCAGATGGCTGATACCGGATTGACCAACATTGTGCTAAACGCGGCAGCCGGTGAACGATTAGTTACTGTTCAATTTGTCACGGGTGCCAATGCCAATACCACCATGCTGGTCAGAAATTCAGATGATCAAAATGTTTATTACGACAACAATCCCCGCTGGAATACGTTTGTGGGTACGGTCAAAATTCAACGATTCGGTAACACGTGGACTGTGGACGTTCAAGACACCGAAACAGGTTCCGGCACCCGGGAAACAGTCACATTTGATCAGGCTGCAAGTGGTGCTAAGAAAGTAACTGGCTGGACGTATCAAATCTGTCAGTGGTCAAGCGTGGCACAGGTTTCAAATATGGTGCTGTTTGATTTTTGGTTCAGAAGAGAAAACGTGGATAAGTATGTAGATGTACCTAATACGTTTGAAGATGGTGATCAAATTAGTGTTGAAGGTACCGAGAACAAGGTTGAAACCCGGGTCAATGGAGCGCTGAACTTAGCAATTCAAGGCATGGGTTCGAAACCGATTCTGGTGTACCCGGGCAACAACATTGTTTCATTTTTGTATTCAGATTTTGCGTCAATGCCTAGCATTAAGGCATATATTCGCAAGAAATACTTGTAGGGGGTGGCATGATTGCAACTGTATGTATTAGATCGCTCAAAGAACGTTCTGGCAACGACTGAAGGATTCTACAATGATCTTCATCACAAGGAACTGACCGCCGGGGCCAGCACGTATGTGTTTGATCTGAACAAGTCAGATGAAGCCGCCCAATACATGGTGTCAGGCAACATCATCACGATGTTAGATGATCAGGGACGTCCTTGGTCATTTGAAATTCTGTACTATGACGAATATCAAACCTACAAAACAATCCACTGTGAAGACGTTGGTATCAATTTGTTCAACAAAGCGTGTGACGTGTGGTACTACCCGGATGCACACCCGTTTGAATACTACTTTGACATAGTGACGGATGGGACGCCGTGGGAACTTGGTGTGAACCAGTTGAGTGACCTTTCACGAGCGTTGACCTACACCGGCCGAGATACCGGACTGGGGCGGATGTTGTCAATTTTGACAGCCTTCGATAATGCTGAATGCCGGTTTCACATTCAGATGCAAGGACCGGTACCGGTCAAGTATGTGGTTGACGTGTACAAACAAATTGGGACCGTGCAGGATAACATTCAGATTACCTACAACGAAGAACTGGACAATATCCAAAAGACGGAAACCCGTCAAGAGTTTGTGACGGCGCTGGCCGGCGTTGGTTCAGTCATTCAAGACACAGAAACCGACGCTGATGGTACGACGGTGGACACTAACAAGCCACAAGAATATGTGGACTTCGCAGGCCTAGAATTCGATGATGGAGACTTCTACACCACTAAGGGTGATAAGTTCTTGCGGGCCCGGACAGCTAACGCCCAGTTCAACCCAGGTGATCAAGGCTTCATTGAGGATTTCTACGAGTACGACACTAATTCAAGTACTGAGTTGTTCAATCGGACAACGACGCAACTTCAGACCCGTT